TCGTAATCTCCTGTGCCATCGTCTGTCGTGCTAGAAACATTTAGACTTTGTTTGATTGCCGCATCTGACCCGCTGATTCCGAAGTGCATTTTTGCTGCAACTTGCTTAGTCAGCGTAGCCGCACCGCCACCAGTACTCTGGATGGTATCTGCCTTCAATACACTCATAGCGTCACCAATGTCCCGCCGCTTTCAACGGTCAGGGTTACGCCACTGGACACAGTAAACGGGCCAGTCACGTTTGCGTTCTCAGTTGCAAGAATGGTTGTGTTCGCTGTCAATGACTGTGCGTTGGTACGGAACAGGCCACCACCCTTGAAGTTGCCCTTGTTCTCTGCTGGCGGTGTTACAGAACCGGCAGTCAGGTCAAGGAAGTTTACAAAGATGTTTGCAGTGCCACTAGAGGGTGCGGCAGTAAATGTGAGGGTTACGCCATCAGGGATTGTGTACGCAGATGCCGCATCTTGGACAACGCCATCCACAGACACCAACACCGACTGTTTGTCAGCAACGGTACGGTTGAGGGTAAACGTAGTCGTAGACCCATTGCCGTTGAACTGCTGGACAGCCGGTGTAGAAAAATAGGAGATTGCAGGTGTGTTGCCCTGATAGGATGCCATTACCTACTCCTTACGTAATATCAAGATGGCTAAGTACCACGTCCGCAGACGAGGCAGTGTCAGACGTGACAGTGATTGTGTCACCCGGCTCCATCACAACCTTCTGGTCTCCACCCACTACCACGAGTGTGCCACCCACAGGAATCGGTGCATCCTTTACGAGATGCACGTTGTCAACTGCGCCGCTGCTACGACCTGCGCCGTTCAGCTTTACACTCACCGTAATCTGCGAGGTTACGATATTCGCAATCGACAGACCGATGATGGTGGTTTCGGTAGAGGAAGGACAGGTATAGATGGTTGCGGCACCAGTGCCAACAGCCGTGTCCGTCTCACATAGAAAAGCGTTTGCCATTTCTTACTCCAATTATGTGTATAATTATACCATACTCTTAAACACTTGTCAAGTGTTTTTTAACCAAGTGCAATAGCAAATGCCAATGCTTGTGGGTCTTGCTCAGTAAAGCTAATGTTGGTAAGCTGTGAGCCGTCTACCGCAGGAAGTCTTGCAGAGCCATCTAGTTGCACTACATTGTTTGCGCTAGTACCTACTGTTTGTGTTGCGGCTGTACCAAGTCCAAGTGTAGTTCTTTGTGCGGAAGCATCCGCATCATCCAACAGTGCTTTACCTGCTGCTGTCAAATCATAGGTGGCTGCAGTGCCAGAACCAGTGAACTGTATGCCTTTGTCAGCAGCGGATGACAGACCAGCGATTGCAGCAAGTTCCGCATCATATGCTTGAACATTTGTTCCGATTACAAGGCCAAGCGTAGTACGCTGCGCAGCCGCATCAGCATCATCTAGCAGTGCCTTACCGGCAGCAGTCAGGTCATACGTAGCTGCACTACCAGAGCCAGTAAACTGGATGCCCTTGTCTGCTGCAGAAGTCAGGCCAGCAAGTGCTTGCAGTTCTGCGTCAAGCCGTGCGTTAGCTACAGTACCAGTAAGTTGAGAAGCATCAATGCTTTTGTTAGTCAGCGTCTGTGCGCCACTGAGTGTAGCCACGGTGCTATCAATTGCAAGTGTAACAGTGTTACCTGTTGCACTAGAATCAAGACCAGTACCACCTGCAACAGTAAGTGTTTCACTGTCGAGGTCAATCGCTATTGTACCAGAATCTGTGGTAATGTCAAGGTCTTCTGCAGTAATTTGTGTATCTACATAATCCTTGACCGCTGCAGAGGTTGGCAGAGAAGTATCGTTGTCACTGGAACCAATGCCTTCTGATTCAGTTACAATGGCTGAACCCTTGAAGTTATCAACCTCAATGTTGGAGACCGTGTTACTGTCTACGTCAATAGTCTTGTTAGTCAGTGCCTGTGAGCCAGACAGTGTAGCTACAGTGCTGTCGATGGCGAAGGATACATCATTGCCAGAACCTGTAGTGTCAATACCTGTACCACCAGTAAAGGTCATTGTCTCACTGTCGAGGTCAATCGACAATGCGCCGCCACTGTCAGCTTGGAAATCCAAGTCAGAGGCAGTTACCTGTGCATCTACGTAGGCTTTAATTGCCTTTGCAGAAGCAAGGGTGGTATCTGTACCAGCAACAGATGACAGGTCTGTGTCCAGTACACCGGACTTCAGATTGTCCACTTCAATGTTGGAGACAGTGTTGTTGTCTACATCAATAGTTTTATTGGTAAGTGCCTGAGAACCAGTGAGGGTGGCTACGGTGCTATCAATAGCAAAAGTAACAGTATTGCCTGAACCAGTAGTATCAATGCCTGTGCCGCCAGTAAGCGTGAGACTCTCGCTGTCAAGGTCGATAGATAATGCTCCACCTGAATCTGCGGAGAAGTCGAGGTCTTGTGCTGTGACTTGGCTGTCCACATACGCTTTGATAGACTGTTGCGTAGCCAGTGCAGTAGCACTATCGGACGACATATTATCTTCATCAAGAATATCCGTTACAGTTGTAGTCGGCATCGCAATGCTATCTACATATGCAACACCGTCAATATATAGGTCTTTGAACTCTTTACCCGATGCGCCTAAGTCAATGTCATTGTCTGTAGTTGGTTCAATGACGCCATCTTTAACCACAAACTGTTCAGTAGAGGTGCCAGATACGTCAATGTTAAATTCTACTTGGTTGTTGCCGTCGTCTACAACAACTTTGTTTTTAGGTGTGGCAGAACCAGCATCACCAATCAATCCAATGACTGGACCTTCGGAAGCTGTGCCGTCGTGTTTGTGTCCGCTGCTATTGTTAAATGCGGCAAGGATTTGGTCAAATTCATTATTACTGTCGGACGCATTGATAATGTCGCCATCAGTATATGAAGACTGTCTAGTATAACCTGCCATTAGCGTCTTGCTCCTGCGTCAAATTCTAACTGAAAACCTTTCAGTGAGTATGGTGCTGATGTTCCTCTATCGTTAACACGTAGTGCTATCGCAAACCCAGAACCTTCAATCGGCTGTCTTACCAACGGGTTTGTCTGACCACCGTATGTTGCCGTGCCGTAAGTCGATGTACCGTACACTGCGACCACTGTAGCCGTATCAAAGGGATATGCCGCTGGTCGCGCTGCGTCTGGTGACTCATAGTCGTATCGCACAAACAAGTCTGCGTTCACTGCAGCTTCCGGTGCGTAGTTAATAATTACACGTTGGAAGTTCTTGCGGATACCTGCGTCACCCATCGACAAGTCCGGTGAACGATACTTGCCAGTAATGGTATTACCGTCGAAGTCGTTGCCACTTTCCTGACGATAGACGTAGCCGTCATACTCGCCATGCAATACAATGCTTTCACCAGCAGCTACGATAAAGTCGGTGCAGCTAGGACGGATACCCCGAATATCACCAAACTCGTATGCATCACCCCGCCTTGCTGTAATCACACCTGTGGTAGCGGAACGTACTGTGTTAGCGTTACTAAAGAAAATACGATACTGCGTCTTGTCTGGTACAACTACGCTGTCAAATTCATCAACGTCAGTAAGACCTTGGAAACGCCGTTGTACAGGTCTACTAATGGTACCCAACTCAACGTCGCCAATTCTTTCAGTACCTGCAACTGTTCTAAGTCCATCTGGACCCAAGAACACGATGTCTCCACCAAATTCTTGGATGGTAAATCCATTGACACATCCAATCTCTCGTGTTACTGGTTGCACTACAAAGTCTGAAATTGTGTTACCTTGTAGGCGGAAGATGCGTTCTTCACAGAAGATAAACAGTTGGTCACGAAACGGAAACAGTCCAGTGATGTCGCTGTCTACTCTAATGCTGCCAGCACCGTTAGCTGTGCTAAAGTCGTCGTCTGTAAACGGTGCAGTAAATACTAACTCTTGTGGTGTACTGGACATACCAGCAAAGAACAGCGCGTCCTTAAAACCTACCACAAACTTTGGATTGCTTGGTGCGCCTGTGGCATTCAAGTCTGTTACCGTAGTGCCGTCATATTTAGTAGCGTGGTTGGCACCATCAGCCCATACAATAAAATCTGTACCAGCTAAATTGTAACGGAAGTGTGTGTACTTACCTGCACTGGTACGGCCTGTATCAATCTGTGTCCAGCTACCCGTCGTACCAGCTTCGTGTATCTTAGTGCCTCGTGCCGCAATGACCTTGCCATTGAAGTACGCAGACATCAAAACTTTTTCAGAAGCAGAGGAATCCTGCGGAACAATGTTGCTATTCCACTTGGCGTAACCAGAAATGCGCCTGTAGCCACCACGAATGTCTGGCTCAAAGTTTTGCAGTTCTAGTGCCATTCCGGGCTGCATGGCAAACGTAGACTGGTCTAGTACCAACCCGCCCTGACACGCAAACACAAAAGGGCTAAGTCCAGATTCGTCAGCCATGTGTTAGCCCCCTGTTGGAAATACCGAAGTACCGTACCGTTGTGATTGCGGAATATATGTGGAACGCACGTAGCTATAGTTCCTGTTAATAAACAAACTCTGCATGTGTTTGATGCCCTCTTCAAATCGGGCAAAGTTTATGCCGTATTGTTGTGCCTCACCACGATACTGATAGCCATAGGCAGTGGCACCATCCACGATTACCTGACGAAACTGTTCAGGAATTGTGGGAGCATCCGTAGCGGCAGACAATGCAGTCGGTCTTACATATGCATCATACTTGAGTGTGTATGCTTTATCTGGGTAGGGATATAGACCGTAGTTATTATCGGGTGTGCGGAATACATACAGTGGCACAGCACCTACATCACTCGTACTCTCTTGGTCGATATGTGTATCAACATACTGGTTATAATCCATGATGCGTAGGGTTGTACCCGCTACACCAAGAGAGTCGTCTTTTGAAATACGGAAGGTCTCGTAGTCTACGTTGTATATTGTAGCACCTATTGAATAACGTGTGGTGCCAGCCACAAGAGTTTCGGTTTGAAGTTCGTGGCTAAATGACCACCCGAACTCTCGTTGAAAAATATAATTGATGGCATCGTTCACAGCGTTCTTACACTGTGTTTGAAATCCACGAGAGTTTGCAAAATTGGCTGCAGTAAGAGCAACCTCATTGAAACGTGCAAGCACCTCGTTGGTGATGTCAAGATATGTATATGCCATCTGAAATCCTTAAAAGTTAGGAGGGCGACTTATGCCGCCCCCCATGTTACTTAGGCTTGGTCGCGGGAAACTTCAGCAGCTTCCATTTCGCCAAGTGCGCTTACATCCATCATCACGGCGAAGACACGAATTTCACCGGCAGTGAACGATGCACCTGAACCA